TTAATGTTACTGGACCTATGTATATTTCTCAACTATTTATTCCATGCCTAAAAAAATCAGAATCACCAACAATTATTTTTATAACATCTATAGGTGGAAATGTTCCATATCCTGGTGGAGGCAACTACACTAATGCTAAGCGTGGTGAAATAGCCTTGATTGAAACTATGAGGATGGAGTTTCCAGAACATAAGATAAAGATAACAGAGATATGTCCTGGAACCATTGACACGCAAGAAGAAAAAAAACAAAATGCTTTAACTGCCGAAGATCTTGCTAATTCTATACTTTGGGTTTCGTCTTTACCAAGCCACTTTAATGTGAATAGCCTAAATGTAAGTCATATTAATAATGCAGTTTTTAGATAAAAAAAATACCCCCTTAGAATAAACTAAAGGGGTATTCTTTATTGTATTAGTTAGGAAACTTACTCATCCAAAACTTGGTCCTTGGGGTAATACCCTTCCATGAGGACCAGTCATCTCCACCGCTTGTCATATAGTATGCAATCTCAGCATTCTTGACTGGGTTGAATAGTTCAGAATTAGACTCAAGATCAAACCTAGTTCTACGGTCTGGACCTAAGTCATCGATCATATTTATTTGAAAAACTCCATAAGAGGAGTCTCCTGTCTTGTGATTTCCGTTGAATGCTAAAGGTCTTCCATTAGATTCTTTCTTGGCAACAGCCCAAGCAACAACAAGATCCCTACCCTTAAAACCAACCAAAGATAAAAGAGTCTTTAACTCTCCATCTGTAAGGTTTGTCTTATTCTCAAAGCGCTCTAACATTTTTGCCTTAGAAACCAAAAAAGCCGACTTGGGGTCGGCGGTCTCAACTTCTAAAGGCTTACTTATTAAATTATTGTTAGTTGAAAGGTCATCCGCATTAGCAACATTGCTAACAGGAGCCACCAGTCCAACCAAAGATAGGATTCCAATCCAAGCCATCTTGTCTCTTCTCATAAAATATACCTCCTAGAGAACAATTGCTACCGTCTGGTAGCATAGTTCAAGTATAACATGTTTTTACCCTATAGGTCAAATCTTATATAACATTTCTATAACTTATTTATTTCGGGGTATTGAAGTGGTATAATAGAAAGACTATGGCTACAGGCGTAACTCCAACATATGATTTACCATATCCTCTTATAACTGATCCAGTTAATGTACATGAGGATATTCAATCATTAGCAGAACAACTTGAACTAGTTTTGCCTAGCATTGGGTTATCTGCACATACTATTGAAGTAAAAAATGTCAGCGGAGCAACAATTACAAAAGGAGATCCAGTATATATAACTGGGTTTGATGTTAAGACTACCGTTGCAAAATCACAAGCAACAAATCTTAATACTTTTCCAATTCTTGGATTAGCACAATCAACGATGGCTACTGGTTCCGAAGGAACTGTTGTTATTTCTGGTGTCTTTAGTAATATAAATACAACATCTTATACAGATGGAGACATTCTGTATATTGGCTCTACAGGTGGACTAACAACAACACAGCCAGCCACAGGTTCAAGTGCTATTGCTGTTGTTGCAAGATCTGCATCAGCAGGAACTCTTATTGTTGGCCAACTTAGAGGTAACGGAACTTGGGGATCACTGAAAGCAGGGTTAACATAATGGCAACTTATAGAGGACAAGAATCAAAGAGCGCTTATGATGTTGGTTTAAGACCACCATTAGTAAGTTGGACAGTAGTTAAAGGCGACACAGCAGCATTTAGAGTTTACACAACAGATGATAACAAGGATCCGCTAGTTATTGCTGACTGGGATATTCGTTGTGAGTTCCGTCGCCCAGATGTTGCCAATAACATAGATCAAGATTCTGCTGGAACCATTTTCACTATTATTCCTGCACCTACTCCTAACGATGGCATTGGAGAGTTCACAGTTCCTCTTACTAAAGAGCAAACCATTCAGTTGCGTACTGGGGATGTATTTGACGTAGAGTTAAGCGATGCTGATAGAGTCTGGACAGTTTGCCAGGGTAAGATGATTATTATTGAGGATGTAACTGACTAATGGCAACTGCTGTAATTATTGACGATTACAGTAAAAGGGTAGCAATTCCTAGTGCCGTTAATTATCCAATAACACAAATAGAATACTCTGCACCACTAACTACGGTTGAGTCTATACTCCCATTTAGGGTTAGGTTTACCACCATTATTGTTGAGGGGTATTCTTCTTCAAATCCCCCAGGAATTGGCATCCAAATTATTGGTTTTTCCAACTGGATCATTTAATATTTATAATTAATTATGCTATAATACATACATGGCAAATGTATCAATTCCAACGGTAAAGACTAAGTTTGAGACTGGGGACCGCCCAAGTCAACAAGACTATATAGATTTAATTGACACTACCGCAGGTCAGGCAACAAACCTTGGCTCTTTCGGTAACAATGATAACTCAATCAGTGATATCACTAACGTAACTGTATTTGATAACTTTGATGCCACAACATGGAGAATGGTAAAGTACATTATCTCCATAGCAAAGACTTCTGCTGGTGATAATAAATTTTACGCCACAGAGATGACTATCCTTGTTGACGGAGAAGATGTTTCTGTCAGCGAGTATGGAACTATAGACACCGATGGGAATATTGGCACCATTAGCGTCTCCAGGGTTAGCAATACAGTTGCCCTTACTGTAACGCCTGCCCTAGGAATAACCCCTATCACCCTACGTTATGCACGTATTGGGTTGAAGGCTTAACTAAAGGAGATAAAAAATGGCAACAGTAGTAAAAGATTTTAAAGTAAAAGCAGGACTCGTAGTTGAAGGTGCAACAGCAACCGTTAACGGCAAGAACATTCTTAGAGAAGACGATTCAGATCAGTACATTATTGACCTGATTGGTGGAGAGACACTTGTAACATCTGTTGATGCAGCAGATTTCGCAGTAACTGATGGAGAACTTAACATTGCAGCAGGTTCAGACATTGCAAGAACTGGTGATCTTCCAACAGAGACATCGGATATTTTAGAAAGTGTTGCAGGACCCCTATACTTCACAAACCAGCGTGCACTTGATGCAACAGCATCAGCATATGACGCAGCAGGCTCAGCAGCAGCAGTAGCATCAGATCTTACAGATCACGAAAATGATACAACTGCACACGGTGCAACTGGTGCGGTAGTTGGAACAACCAACACACAAACATTAACAAACAAGACTATTGGAGATACACTTAACTTCACTGGTGCAGGAGCAATGACAATCAACTCTGATTCTCATATCGTTCTTACTCCAGCAGCAGGTTCTTCAGTTAAGTGGGGATCAGACATTCTTGCAACACAGTCTTATGCTGATACAGCAGAGCAAGATGCTAAGGACTATGCAGATGGTCTTGCTGGCAACTATGATTCATCAGGTGCAGCAGCCCAGGCTCTTACAGATGCTAACGACTACACAGACCTTCTTCTTGGAGATGCAACAATTGATGGTACTGGTGGAAACACAGTAACAGACAGAATTGCTACAGCAATTTCTGACCTTGTTGACTCAGCCCCAGGAACACTAGACACACTCAATGAACTTGCAGCAGCACTTGGTGACAACGTTGATGGCGCAACAGGTCTTGCAACAGCAATTGGAAATAAACTTCCACTAGCAGGTGGCACAATGACTGGTGCAATTGCAATGGGGGCAAACAAGATCACTGGTCTTGGAACTCCTACAGCAAACACAGATGCAGCAACTAAGTCTTATGTAGACGATCAGACAACTACAGATGTAGCAGAAGGCACAAACCTTTACTTTACTAACCAGCGTGCACTTAACGCTACCTCAGCAGCATACGATGCTGCAGGTGCAGCAGCAACTGCAGAGCAAAATGCAAAGGATTACGCAGATGATCTTGATTCAGACGATGTAGCAGAAGGAATAAACAACCTTTACTTCACAAACCAGAGAGCAATTGACGCTGTTGGTGGAACAATTGAAGATCAGATTGATCTTCTTGATACAGATGACATTGAAGAAGGTTCAACAAACCTTTACTATACAGATGCTCGTGCAAAGGCAGAGGCAGCAGCGCTTCTTACAAGTGCAACAAAGACAAACATCACAATAACTGCAGATGGAAGCAATAATCTTACAATCACCGCAGAAAACGGTGTAGGAGACTCAGATACTGACGATCTTGATGAGGGTACAACAAACCTTTATTTCACAGATGTTCGTGCAGTAGATGCTCTTGAAGCAGTTGTTCCAAACTTCACAGCAGTTGAGGTTAACTCACTTGCTAAGCAGATTGCAGCAACAGTCTCTGCCCCAACAGGTGGATCACAAGTTACTGCTTATGCGTTTGCTAAGGCAACTTATCGCTCAGCAAAGTTCCTTGTAAAGAC